GAAGGTAGTGGAGATTCTCAGAATATCCAGCCGTCGATTATCATGAACTGGATTCTCAAACTTCTCTGAGAAGGAGATATCCATGTTTCATCTAACATCTTCTGGCTCATTCAGAAAGACGGAAAAAATCTTAAGTGATCTAAGTACCGATCATGTGTATGACGTTCTAGATGCTTATGGGGCCGAAGGAGTTAGTCTTTTATCCAGTGCTACTCCTATAAGAACTGGAGAAACAGCACACTCTTGGGGTTATGAGGTTACTCATTCCGCAGATCGTCATACTCTTAGTTGGTACAATACACACGAGCACAATGGTGTGAATATTGCCATTATCATCCAGTATGGGCATGGTACTGGAACGGGTGGATATGTAGAAGGAATTGATTACATCAACCCAACGCTCCGTCCTTTGTTCGATAAGATTGTCGATGATATTTGGAGGCAGGTGATAAATGGCTAGCACCGAAGACCGCATTGTAAAAATTGAATTCGACAATGCAGGGTTTCAAGCGAAGATTAAAGATACGCTTCTTAGCCTTGCCACCCTCGACAAAGCGATGGAATTTAAGAGCGCCGCAACTGGATTTAGTGGAATTTCTGCAGCTGCTAATAGTGTAAATTTGTCTGGTATGGCTGCTGGTATTGATAGTATTAACAGTAAATTTGGCGCTATGGGCGCAGTTGGTTTCAGTGTTATTCAGAGTCTTACTCAAGCTGCTCTAGGTTTTGCCAAGCAGTTGGGTGGCGATATTTTCGGCCCTGTCTTTAGTGGTGGTATGACGAGAGCCCTGAACATTGAACAAGCTCAGTTCATGTTCCGTGGTCTTGGCATGGATATTACTGAATCCATGAAGAGTGCTAATGATGCAGTCTCTGGTACTGCCTATGGTCTGGATGAAGCAGCGAAGTTAGCTGCACAATTCGGAGCCACTGGCATGCAGGTAGGACCTCAGATGACTGGCGCCCTTAGGGGTGTTGCCGGCGCTGCTGCTATGACTGGCTCATCATTCAGTGAAATTGGATATATCATGTCCGGCATTGCCGGTCAGGGTAAAGTCAATAGTATGGACCTCATGCAGTTCGCTACACGTGGTCTAAATGCTGCAGCTGCAGTCGGCAAGGCTATGGGTATTACGGAGCAAGAAGTTCGTGACATGGTGTCTAACGGTACAATGGACTTCGCGACATTCGCTAATGCTATGGACATTGCCTTCGGCGCTCATGCTAAGTCGGCGAATGAGACCTATACTGGTTCTCTGAAGAACATGCATGCGGCTATGTCGCGACTTGGTGCGGCCGTTATTAGCCCTCAGCTCTTGAACTTCCGAGACCTCTTCAACTCCATCACACCAGTCGTTGACAAGTTTACTGCATCTATTAAACCTTTGATTGGAACATTCACAGAGATTACTACATCTGTGAAGACCTCACTTGTTGATGCAATTGGAAATATTAATTTCGATAGCTTGACGAAGGCTATGCCTGATATTCAGGCTGGAGTTAAGAACATATTTGAATCTTTGAGGAATGTCTTCACAATTGGTAAGCAAGCATTCCAAGACATTTTCCCATCAGGTGCTGAGTCGACTATTCAAAAGATTGCGACGGCATTCAGAGAATTCTCTGAGTATTTGACCACAACTGGTAGTGGACTGAAGTCCATTCGATCCATATTTGAAGGTGTCTTCTCAGTTCTCAGTATTGGTTGGGAAGTTGTCAAGGAAGGCGCCAAGTTCTTCCTGGAGCTCGGAAAGAGCATTCTTGGTATATTTGGACCTGGCATTCTTAGTGGTTTCACAAAACTTGGTGATTTCCTTTCGGGTCTTCAGGACTCTCTCGTTAAGGGTGGCGGAATTAAGTCATTCTTTGAGGGCCTCACCCAGGCACTCGAGAAGCCTATCGAGTTTCTTGGGAAGGTTAAGGACGCTATCAGCACCGTCTTCAGCGGTTTCAGCAAGGGAGCTGGAGATGAGGTTGGGAATGCTGTTGACACACTAAAGGGTCGATTTGGTGGGTTGAAAGATACTCTTGCTGATGTTTGGGGGCCGTTTAAGGAAGCGCTTGGTAAGATTGGCGGCATTCTTGAAAAGGTCGGTGGAGAAATCATCGATTGGTTCAAGGAACTTGGTAAGAGACTTACTGATGCTATTAGTACTGGAGAATTCAATAATGTTCTCGACGCACTGAATACATCTCTTCTTGGTGGAATTGCGCTCATCCTTGGTAAGTTCCTTAAGGGTGGGTTCAACTTTCAACTAGGCGCCGGATGGATGAATATTGGCGGGACCTTTCAACAACTTACTGGGGTTCTGACTCAGATGCAAATGAAGCTCAAGGCCGAAGCACTCATGAAGATTGCTGAAGCCATTGGACTTCTTACTCTTTCTATGGTGGCGTTGTCGATGATCGACTCGGAAGCTTTGACGAAGGCTCTGACCGCGATGGGTATCGGGTTTGGGCAACTCATGCTTACATTCGCAGCCATTCAGAAGTTGACTATGGGCCCAAAGGGTGCGCTTGATTTCATCATGATCGCTAATGGGCTTGTTATTCTAGCTGGAGCAATGGTGATTCTGGCTGTGGCGGTCAAGATTCTTTCCAGTATGAGTTGGGGAGAATTGGTCAAGGGCCTCGGTGGTCTTGCGGTTGCTCTTGGCTTGCTTGTTCTAGCGATTAAGCCTTTGACTGCTGATACCAAGGGCATGATCAGTGCTGGTATTGGAATTGGGGCTCTTGCGACTGGCATTCTAATTCTGTCTGTTGCTATGAAGATCATGGGCTCAATGTCATGGGAAGACCTTGCTAAGGGTCTTATTGGTGTTGCTGTTGGTCTTGGGGCAGTTGTCCTAGGTATGAAGTTGATGCCGAACGACCTTGCAATGATCAAGGCCGGTGCTTCAATCCTGCTTATTGGTATTGCAATAAATGTTTTGGCCGGAGCAGTAGCCATATTTGGAAGTATGAATTGGGAGACACTTGGTAAGGGACTTCTTGGACTTGCGGTGAGTCTTGGTGTTATTGTCGGTGCTCTCAATCTTGTACCGAAAGACATGGGCGCTTCTGCAGCGAGTCTTCTTCTTGTATCGGGTGCCATTGTCGCCATCAGTGTTGCTATGTCCATTATCGGTGGACTAAGTTGGGAAGAGATTGCTAAGGGTCTTGTGGGTATTGCTGTCTCTCTTGGCCTTCTAGTTGCTGCTTCGCATCTTATAGAGGGCGCTATTCCTGGCGCTGCAGCAATGGTCCTGGTGGCTGGCGCTCTTCTTATTCTGTCTCAAGCTATCTTGACAATGGGCGGAATGAGTTGGGAAGATCTCGCTAAGGGATTGATCGGCCTTGCTCTTGGTCTAGGAATTATTGTCGTTGCGTCTATGGGTTTGACGGCGGCTTCTGTCGGACTTGTTGCATTCGGTGCAGCTGTAGCTCTTCTTGGTGCTGGTATCGCTTTGATGGGTGCTGGAGCATATTTGTTCGCTAAGGCTTTGGAGATTATTGGCTCATCTGCTGAAGCAGCTATTGTTGCTCTCCCGAAGGTGTTGGAGGCAATTGGTGGCGCTATTCCAGCTTTGCTGAAGGGCGTTGCTGAAGGTATCGTTCAGATGATTCAGGTCTTTACTGATGCTGCACCTACCATCGCAAAGGCTCTTGGTGTACTTCTTGAGATGATCATTGATACACTTATTAAACTTATGCCGAAACTTATGGTTCTGATGGGCCAAATCATTCAGGGACTTATTGATCTTGTTTGGACGTATACTGAGCCGTTGATTGCTGCCGGTATGCATATTCTGATCAGTTTCCTCCAGGGTATTTCTGATAATATCGATCAAATTGTTTCTATTGTAGCAACTATTATCGTTAACTTCCTTAATGCGATGTCAGAAGCTATTCCTGGAATGAAGGACTCAATTGTTAATTTCTTCGTAACCTTGTTTACCAATGTAGCCTCAGGTCTTGGTGAAATCGCTGGATCACTCTTCCTTGGACTTGGTGTTGCCTTCATAACTGGGTTTGTTACTGGTCTTGAGAACTCTATTGGTCCTCTCGTAGCATGGTTTGGAGGCTTGGCTGGAAAGGTTATTGGCTGGGTTGGAAGTGGTCTTACTTGGATTGTCAATACTGGCGTTGAGATTCTTACTGGACTCGTTAATGGTCTAGTTAATGGAGCTACTGCCGTTTGGAACTGGTTTACAAGTCTTCCTGGAGCCATTCTCGCCTTGGTTGCTAGTTCTGCTACTTGGCTGGTCCAAACTGGTGCG